TCCAGAACTACCTATTTTACCGTACACAAAGACCTCCATTGATATGGATAGCGTTATTGCGTATATCAAGGAATCTCCTTATATACCGGAGGTTAAAAGAGCCTGTTATGTTTTTTTTAGAAATGAATCTGCAAATGGCAAAAGTGGTGTTTGCAATAACTACATAGGATTACAGACTGATAGTGGAAGATGGGATAGTGAGGTTTCTTCAAAAATAATGGGTGTAACTATTAAGAAAGAAAACATGACAGGCAAGGAAAGAGGATTTGCTTGCTTTAATTCTTTCAAGGATTCCATAGATATTTTAGAGCATAAGATTTTGGATAGAGGGTTGTTTATTGGTGGTATTGCTCATCCATATCATACAGGGAAGGTATCATCAACTAATGACTTGGTATTGGCTTATTATAGAAATTGGGTAATGGGTTCTAATACCGCATTGCCTGATAAAGATTTTACAAATGGATTTTTATCCATGTATCGTCAAGCCGAATCCAAGTTCTAAACACCCATAACATGAAGCAAGCACAAGGAGTTACCAAGCGTAAACGCTTATTCTTTGACATTGAAGTTTCAGCAAACATTGGTTTATTTTGGCAATCGGGATATAAGATTTCCATAGGAACTGAAAACATTATTAAGGAACGTGCAATAATTTGCATTTGTTATAAATGGGAAGATGATAATGATGTTTATTATCTCCAGTGGGATGGTAAGCAGGATGATAAAAAATTACTACAAGATTTTATTAAGGTAGCAAATGAGGCTGATGAACTAATTGGTCATAATGGAGATAAGTTTGACCTTTCTTGGATTCGCACAAGGTGCCTATATCATAGAATAAATATGTTCCCAACCTACACTACCATAGATACCCTAAAGGTAGCTCGTTCTAAGTTTAAATTCAATTCTAATAGATTAGATTACATTGGTAAGTTTCTAGGCCTAGGTCAAAAGAATCATACCAATTTTGATTTATGGAAGGATATAATGCTAAAGAATGATAAGAAGGCTATGAACACAATGATTGATTATTGTATTCAGGACGTTGTTTTACTTGAGAAGGTATATAAGGAATTTAATAGCCATATACCGGCTAGGACTCATTACGGAGTGGTATTTGGTTCTGATAGGGGAAGTTGCCCTGAATGTGGCTCGGATGAATTAGTAAGGAATAAAAGGAGGGTGCTTGCAAGTGGTTTGGTAAAGATTCAGTACCAATGTAAAACCTGTAATAAATTTCATCAAAAAACTGATAAATAATGAGCAAGGTATTAGATAAGGTTATATCTGACCTAGAGGACAGAGAGGCCCTTGGAATTAATAAATATGGTACTGACTGCGACAGGGCTGATTATGAGCTAATTGATTGGTTACAAGAGGCTTATGAAGAAACATTGGATAAGGCTATGTACCTTCAGGCAGCTATAAAGAAATTACAATCGGAAGACAGATTTTATTAGTATATTTATCCTTCAAAGAAGTTTTATGGCCAAGTTGAAAATCAGCAAATCGTTTAATAAAATGAGTTTATCGGAACAAGAATCATACCTAGTCAATAAGATATATGAGCTTCACGCATTAGAGGATGCTTATAGAAAGATGTTAGGTAAGATTAGAGGAGGACAGAAGCAAACATTAGCAGAGGAAGATGACAGACCAGATTTAATAGACCTAAAGAGTGCCTAATAAAATAACGATACCAACAGAATTTAAGCTTAATGGTAAGAAGATTACCGTTGAGTTTGATGATGAGTATTGTGAAGCAGAAGGGTATTTAGGGGAGGCTGATTTTGATTTAAGATTAATTACCCTCACATCTAAAGACGGAAGTAAAAAGCTCCCAAAGTCTGAAATAGACAAGACATTTTATCATGAACTAATGCATCTTATTCTAGATGCTGCTAACAGACATCAGCTAAAATACAACGAGGATTTTGTAGATGCTGTTGGATTACTTTTATATGAATTTGAACGTACTAAAAAGTTCTAAACTGATTAATAGAGAAAGTCTCTATAAGTGGGCTTCTTTTTTTAAGTTCTTTTTGAGACCTTGTTTGCCCTGTCAAGGTTAATAGCATAATTAAAAATGATACAGTCCTATCGTATTTAGTACGATTGTCATGCTCATATCTTTTAAGTTCATCTAATAGGTCAGGGTAATTAATTAAATGGCAATAATGCTCTACATAGTTAATACCGTATTCTAATTGCTTAGACAAAGCGAAGGCATCAGCAGATGCAACCCCTCTAATCATGTGATTGACCTTGGTCTTTCTTGTTGGGTCTACAACGGCATCAGGTTTCTTTCCTAGCATAGGCAAGCAGTTATTACCAAAATCATTCTCTGATTTAAAGTATTCGTAGTAATCGTCACCGGCATCAAGCTCTATTGTAACAGGAACTCCATAGTACATAGAGGCCATCAGCATCTCCTTCCAAAATAATTTCTTTAGCTTTGGTCTTCCGTAATAGTGTGCCACCACGGCACCGGTACCTTCTTTTGTTGGGTCAATCTTTTCTCCTATCCATGCAGAGCCTTTAGAGCCTTCTCCTGAGGTCATAGCTGAACGATAGGTATCCACACCCATACCATACTCAGTAGTATTCCCAGGGTACATTACATTGTTTCTGTTTTCAAAATTATTTGGCTTTGAGGGAAACTTATATATGAGCCAATTACCATTACTATCATCTGCCCATCCAATCTTATCCTCGCCTGTAACGTAAAATCTACCCTTTCTCAATGGAACCGGTTTATCTCTTAATGATTGCTCCTGAGCAAGTATATTATCTAGATTAAAATGACAGTCTGCCTGATTAAATTTAAAGGCTTCCTCCTCGTTTAATGGGTAGTCCCTAGTATCTTGGTCATTGTTTCTGTAATTGGCTAAAATGAACTCCTCTGCCTCTTTTTTTCTAGACATTCCATAGGTATCAATGAATCCTGCTAGCCCCTCAGATGCCGGAACAAAATATCTAACTAATTTAGATGGGGTATTTCTTCCATGCTTAAACTGATTAGATTCATCCCATAGATTTTTAAATTCCTGTCCTCCATTATTAGGTGGGTTTACCGTAGATACCATCAAAGCAAATCCTACCTTATTAGCACCCTCTGTTAGGGTTTTCTTGGCTATGTTCCAGTATTCTACGATATCTACTTCCTTTGGGAACTTAGAGGCCTCATCTATCAGCAATCTACTCCAACGACCGGAGTCAAAAGAGTTTAAGGCTGTATTACGCCATTCTATAAATGAGTTAAGACCTTCTCTTTTATTATATAACCCTACGTTTGCTTTTTTCTTCTTTGCTTGCTTAACAAGCACTAATCTTTTCTTTGGGTCATCACTACCATCTGTACGAGGTTGTAAGAAAATAGGTATAGATTTAAACCCATAAACAATCATGTTCATGAATAAGTCGGATGCGTCACCTCCTGTCTTTGAAATAATACCACAACGAGTATTGCTAGTCATGCTTGCTTCTTTTGTTAGAATACAAGATGCCTGAGAGGTGGCACCCTCTCTTCTTTTCTTAACCCTGATAACGCCTAGTATGGTTTGGTCAGTTGAAATCTCATTGTAGAATAAAAACCACTTTCTATCAGCATCCCTATATTCGGGCTCAATGCCGGATTCTAGTGTCCAATAGTTTAGGTAAAAATAATGGTCTCCTGTAATGTATGTAGAGAATCCATTGTTCATAAAAAAGTATCCATCTCTGCACCTTTCAAATTCTCTTTTGATGAAGGTTATTTGCTCCTCGTTGTATTGAGCATTACCATCCTCATCTATTTCTAAATCATAGAATGAATCAGGTATATCAGTTTTTCTAAATTTTTGCTTCTTCTCTGTCAAATTGCTTCCGTCAATATCCTTTATCATTGGATAGCTAGGAACCTGACAAACTATTCCGTATATTTCTTCTGATGGCATAACGCAAAGATAATCAATTATTCATGATTGAATATTTCTTTTATTGGTATTAGCACACCTCTTGAGCTATCGTGGTCTCCTCCGTGCTTAAATAAACCTTTGTAATGCTTCTTGACTAATTCTTTTAATCTTGAGGTAGGTATAATGATTGTAGTATCAATACCTTCTATTTTGTATATCCAATAATCAGCATCTGTTGTACTGATTCCTGATGGCTTACTTCTTGAGTAAACCTCAATGTAAAGATTCCCTGTTGCAAGGGCTCTTCGGTCAGATTTTACCTCTACGCGAAAAGCCCCTGTGAACAAGGATTTAACCCAGTCTTCGGATTCTTCTCCAAATTTTAAATCGTGTGTAAACGAGCCTGAGTGTTTCATGGTTAGTAATTTACGGACCTAGAATGGTAAATCGTCCCCCGCTACTGATGTAGCAGTGTTTGTTTTTGGTGTTGGCTTCCAAGTATCAATAGTGATTTGAACATCCTTACCGAACTTATCTTCCTTACCAACATTGATGTTAAGTTTAACATACTTTTTGCCATTGTACTCTTGTACATGCTGACTTAGGATTTCAGGGTTAACACTTACTTGTAACCAACCTTCTCCTTTTGTTTTACCACTACCTGCGTAGATTTTTGGTGCTTTTTCCATAGCTGTTTTTGTTTTGTTTAGTCTAAAAATATTTTAAGTGTTCTTCTTCCATCTTGATAGGATAATTCTATTGAATTAAAATCACCCATAGATTTGTAAAGAGTTAATAACCTACCTATTGGCTTGTCATTCTTGGCGTGATTAATAATTTCTAACCTTGTTATTTCAACCTCCTTTGGTTGCTCCGGAATAGAATCGTAATTGTTTTTTTCGTCCATAATTTTAATTTAAAATGAATAAATACTATCTAGCTTCTTTTGAGCTCTTCTTTTTTTATCATAATCTGATGCGCAAAACTTGCACATATTTACTCTATTGTTCCCCCAACCATTTTTTCTACTAAAGTATTCTAGCTTTCTTTCTACCTTGCATTTAGTGCATTTTTTCATTATACATTTTTCTTTTAGTTAAATGCCACATGTTACACTCTGGGCAATGATAAGCTCTTTCTTCTCTTCTGTATTGTTTGCTTTTATTTTTCTTGCAATAGTTCAATACCTCCATTGCCTCTCGTTTAGAAAATTGCATTTTATTACATTTATCCATACTAAATATTTCTTTGTTCTTGTTTAGAATATGATAAAGCGGTTCTTAGAATATCAATTTGATAATGACATTCTTTAAGTAGGTATTCGCACCAGGTATCATAGAAAGATACGCCTGCAATCTCTGCGTTAAGTATTGCCTTCTTTTCGGTAGCACTACCTTGAAAACTGTCAGTTACCTGTAATTTAGATACCGTATGCTTGTCTAATAGATATTGAAATCTAGCCCTACATTCGGCAGCTAGATACTGAACATCTGTAATAGCATTTAGTTTACCTAATACAGACATTGGGTCTGTTAGGTCTGCCTTCATAGCTACTGCTTTTCTAACTGATTCCATCATGACCTTTGTGTCATCAAACTTTTTCTGCAACTCCGGCTCCTTGAATAGTTTTTCCATAGTATTTATCTGTTTGTGTGTTATATTGTATATCAAATTTTTCAATCCAAGCTCTAACAGTGCTTCTCTCTATACCCAAAAGGGTAGAAGCCTGATTGATATTCTTGGCTTTATTTAATGCTTTTATCATCAGCCTTTCGTGATGATATTCAAGATTTAGTGTTTCCATTTTCTGTGTTTATATGTCTTACGGCATATTCGCCATCTAATGCTTTTAAAAATAACCTATCTCTATTTGCTGATGCTCTTCTTAATATATTCTCACTGATGCCTAGTTTAGCTGATGCTTTTTTTACAGATTCGAATTCAATTCTTTTCTCTCTCCTTTTTTTCACATCAGCAATAGACATATCATAAAGCGCTATACCGAATTTAATTGTCTGCATATTGCAAAGGTATAAATCTTGTATATTAAAAAGGTATTTCTTGGGCATTATTTTTTAATTCTTCTTCTGTTTGTGGTACATATTTTACCTTTGGTTCAGGTCTATCTATTCTCTCAATTGGAAGCCATCCATACTCATCTGTAAATTCAATGCCGTCTTTCATTATTAATTTAATTACCTGACCTCTTGGGGTAGTATTACCTCCTGTGTCCTTGTTACGCATTTTGTTTACATATATTTCTGTTACCATCCAAGTTAAGGGGTCTTGTATATTCCTATTCATTGTTAAAAATATGTCAGCCTTATTATAAAGAACTGCACCGCCATCTGCATCAGCAGGCCATGGAATCAGCTGATTACCATCCTTATCCCTTTCTCTTTGTGATTGACTTCTAGTATGCAAGGATACGAATATTGATATGTTAGTTCTTTTGGTGAACAAAAGCATATCAGTATACATTTCCATATCGTTATCATACTTTGAATTGCCTTTTACTTTAAGGGCATTTATGGGGTCAATAAACATACCCTTGATTGAATGGAACTTAGATACCTTCTCAGCGTATTTAAGAAGGTCATCATATGAATGCATTGTATCATTATTGATAAAAAACATTCTCTCATTTACCCATTTCAAGGCCTCTTGAAACTCAAACTCGGAACAGTCTCTTATCTTCTTGCCTACATAATGCTCAACCATTCTCATTTTAACCGAGGCAGTTCTGTTTTCCCCTGTATAAACAACCCAACCCCAATCATACTTATGACAGGCTAAAAATATTAGCCAAAAGGTTAAGGCTGTTTTGCCGGTATGGGCGTGCGAAAGTAAGGCATAAAATTCCCCCTCTTTTAACAAAAGGTATTTATCCATATCATCATATCCAAAAGGAAGTCCCATAGGTATGAGCCCTGCCCTGTATTTTCTAATGTATTCTTCATCGTTTTGATTATTTACTAAAAAAGATAATTCCTCGTCTATCAGCCCCATTTCTTCAATTGCTGTTCTCTCGTAGGTAGCAAGCTCGTTTATAGGCATATACTGACCTGCCTTGACTCCATCCTCCACTGCCTGTAACTCTATATCAGCTTCTTGGGCTCCAAATTTCTTAAAAACCTCGAACTCTAATACCTTCTTAGCTATGGATTCTTCTACGAGGCCCCCTGAAACCCATCCTCCGACTAAATAAGAGGCTTTTATGACTGAATGGTGTCTTTGCCCTATCTCAGCTTTTTGTATCATTTTTGAGGCTATATTGAGCTTAGAATAGTCTGTACTAACGCCAGTCATTAGTATACCTTCGTTTCTTACGTTCTCAATAACCTCGAAAAACACTTTACTATCATCATTCACGTACATATCAGGGTCGTAAGACATGAACAATATCCTTGATGGGTTCCTTGCCGTTGGGTCAAATACAGGATATCTTTTAAGTAAAGCATTATAATGCTGTTCGTGCTTGTTGCCATCAGCTATCTTAATTAGTCCATGTACCCCTGTTCCGGATGGTGAAGTCCATAAAGCGTATATGTATGGGTCTTTCTTGGCATCTTCTTTGAACCTAGGTATGTCATCAAGGTCGTCAACATCAAAGGGAATTAACTTGGAATGAATAGATAAAGACTTGTCATTACGATATGATTCGTATACTGTACCATCAGTTCTAGTTTTTGTTATAGCTATATCAAATACCCCTGCGTATAGTACAGCAGGAAGCTCTAACTTTAATTTGCTGATAACCTCTTGGTCAGTCTCGTTTCTAATCTGTTCAATCTTATCCTTTACCTTGCCTTCTTTTATGGCCTTAAATACAGAGCCTATGGAAGTCTTGTGAGGTCTGCCTATGCTTGAGAATGTCTCAAATATTGTTATCATTTTTAGTTTTTATAGTGGCCTTTAAAATAGATTCAAGCTCAAGTATTATGTCTTTATAGGAGGAGTCTGTATACATCATATCCTCTACCTTTTTGATAGCATGGATTACTGTGGTATGGTCTCCTAGTCCAACATATATTGCAATGTCCCCTAAACTCAGCCCTGTATATTTTCTAAATAAATAACAAGCCATTTGCCTAGGCTCTTTGTATTCTGATTTCCTAGTCTTTTTAGTAAAGTCAACCTTGAAATAATCTCTTACAACGGACATTATAGTCTCATGATTAACTCTTTGCTTTGACACTAACAGTTTTGTAGAGTTGTATTCTAGCTTAAGGTCTTTTATGATTTGCTTCGTCTGCTTATCTAAATTATATAGGTCATCCATGGCTATCTTTTTTATTTCATTTATAGACTCCTTGGCATCCTTAGATAGCTTCTGTATTCTATTTATGTTCTTTATCACATCATCTTTTATCATCTTAGAAATTTATTTAGTTGTTCTTTAAATTTGTTGTGTATCTCTGTCAGCTCATTTATATCTACTCCCTTGCTGAAATATTTTGATTTATATTCTGTCATCATATAGGCTTGTATCTCATCAGGCATAACCTCATTATTGTATCCCATTTCATTTAGGTTTGCTGATAGTTTATTATACATTTCTTCTGATAAATATAAACCGGATACTGCATCAGCTAAAATTTTGTACTCTCTGTTTGTATGATATAACGCATGACATAATTCATGTTTGAATGTGCTACCTTTAGCTGACTTTACCCCAATGATATATGCATCAACAGGCTTGTCGGTAAGTAGTATCTCGTCTAATATATTTTGCATTGCTATGTCGTATGGTGATTCGCATTGCGCTCCTATATTACAATTAAGAGCCACCTTGAATGGAACATTAAATCCTTCCCAGTCTTTAGTGTAGGTAAATACTCCCTTGTTCTTTTCTGAATACCATTTCATGTAATCCCATATACTAAAGTCCTGTTCTTTAAATAGTTCGCTATCAGACTCATAAAACTCTTGCACCCTACAAAACAACATAGTCCTATCGTAATCATCGGGGACTATGACAGCAAAGATATTAGGTCGCACTTCTTTTAGTGTGTAATTTATTTTCATAATGTGTTTTATAATGCCCAATATGGGCTGTTTTTGTTCCTTTAATGACAAGTTATAATGCAAACATATTTCCGAATGAGGTCAACCCTAAATCAAATCTGCCATCGGTAACACATGAGCCATTAGAGAATATAGTCTTTCTTTGTTGGAAGGTAGACACCCCTTGGTTATAACATCCTACACTATCGTGTATGTGTCCAAAACACATCAGCTTAGGTTTAGCCTCATCTATACGCTTCCTTAAAGATAAGTCCCCACAGAACTCTAGCTGACCTTCTCTATTGTGAGATAAGTCTCTAATCCCCTTTGGTGGGCCATGAACAATAACAATATCTGTATCATCAGGTATCTTTTTCCATACCTCATGTGTCTTGTCCCTGGCTTTCATGAATGACCACTCCCCAAAAGTTGGCGTAATTGGAGACCCCCATATCTTCAGTCCCTCAATTTCTATTGATTCATTTTCCAAATAAATTATATCCCTCATTACTATATCAGCACCTGTAATAGCCTTTCTTTCTATTGCTGTGTCATGGTTTCCTGCTACAAATATTTTGTATTTAACAGGAATCATCTCATACCAATTTAGAAAGTTAGTTATCTCTAATACAGAGTGTTGTAGATATCTGCTATTACTACAGTCTCCTGAGTGGATAACCATATCTATATCCTTAAATGTTTCTTTAGGGAAGTCATTATGAAATCCATGGGTATCGCTGATATGTAATATGTTAAATGCCATTTTTAAATTGTTTTAAGGTTTCCTCTAATGTTTTATTTGTGTGTAGGTCAAGTGCCTCTATTAACTTCTCTATAGGGAATGTTATAGGCCCATACTCCCCATCACTACAATCAAACTCAACCTCATCATTTACAAATGTGATGTATGCTTCTCTTGAGTAAGCTGCTTCTTGTTCGTGTATGATTGTTTTCATAGGTTATTTGTTTTGGTTATAGGTTTTTAAATAATGTTTTATTGCCCACCATATAAACCTTCTTAAAACTCCTCTTTGTTTTTTCTTTGTTTCTTTGAAAAAACTTTCATTTACTTTAATAGCTTCTTCTCTTTGTATTTTAACAACTTCAAATGATGCAGTATATTGTAGGCAATTATGACACTGCAGCTTTTCAGGTACTTTATATTCTTTATATTTTTCATCTAATTGAATATAATCTACCTCAACAACTCCTGTCCATTTGGTATTACATATATCGCAAGTTGCTTTACATACTATGTATCCTATTCCTGATTCCATATGTTATTTGTTTTGGTTATAGGTTTGGTTGTAGTAATCTTCTGCATTGGTAAACTTACCGCTTAGATTTCTTTCATTTTCATCACCAACTCCATTTTCATAAGCATCTATTATCTGCTCTTTTTCTTTTTCAAGTTTAGATTCTATAATCCCTATAACCCATTTCATAATAGATATTTCATGGTAAGCTATGATGTTTGTATCTAGCTCTATCTTTAGTTCATCTATAATTTCCTGTAAGGTTGTTTTCATTAGTCATTATTTTTAACCCAATAAGGTAATGATATAATAGGCTTGACCCCATCCATCTTGTACCAAAAGTCATAAGACATTTCAAAGCACTCTGGATGCTCTAGGCAGTAGTTGAATCCTACGCATAGTCTTTCTAGCTCCTTCTTACCGTACTTTATAAAGTCATCAGCTACATGAATCAAACCATTGTAGTAAGGCTCGCTTTTCTCTACCACATAGAATGAGAATGACTCTCCTTGCTGAGTATAGATGGCAGATTGTATATGATACTGATAGTTAAAGAAGTCTTTAACAAGTGTATCTATCTGACCACTTTGAACTGACTTCACATCTACTACCCCATTAGCCTTTACAATATCCTTGATAGTTACAAATGGCAATCCGTATATTTCTGTCCTATCTTCTACCTCTGTTTGAGCTCCAGTCATCAATACCTCCCATTCAGGATTGGTTCTAATGTAATCTACTAGGTTAAATAACTCGGTGTGTAGCTTTTCATCTAGGATAGTTTTACCTTCTGCTTGCTTCTCAAATGCTGCAAATATTTCTTTGCCTTCTTTTGTTCTTTTGTCAACGTTAGGCATGATAGTAAACGTATTGCCAAACTCTTGTGGCTCAAGTAACATGCAGTGTAATGCCTGTCCGTAGGTTAATGCCGGTGTCGTTTCTTTTGGTTTGTTCCTGTAATTAATAAAATGACGAGGAGACTTGGCAAACTCTTTAATTGATGAGTAGCTTAACGGTCTATCGTTTAAATCTTGTAGTGTCATAGTTTTTGTTTTAAATGCCCCCACCAATAGCAGGGGCAATGTGTTTACTTTAATAGGTCAGCTACCTTCTTGCTTACCTTGAATTTCTTTCTTACATCAGCTAATGTTGCCTTGCCTTCTTGCAATGCTTTCTTAACCTTGTCAAATGACTCCGAACTCTCTTGTAACCATGGTAGGTTATTATCTACCGGAGCTTCTACCTTAGTAGGCTGAGAAGATGCGTTACCATCGTCATCCTCATCAGCTATAATCAAGTTCAATAAACCACTTAAGGAATATCTCTTGGCATAGCTTACTGCTGAACCATACTCCTGTGGGGTATTCTTCTGAACAATGATTGGGAACACTGAGGAGATTAACTCTCCGGTTGATGACTCAATTACATCTGTCATTACATACAAGCCATGCTCGTTTGTAATATTCTTTTGTACGATTACCAAACCGTGCTTAGTCAGGTAAGGTTGAATGTGATGCTGAATGGCATCTAACGTGGCGTACTTGGATTTGAAGAATGGATTGTCTGCTGACTTCTTCACTGCCGGGCATTCGCTTTGGAATCCCACTAAAGCTTTTAATAGTGCTTTCATGTGTGTGTTTTTGTTTTATAAATTTTCTATTTCTTGTTTAACTTCTTCCCAATAATCAACACCATCTTTAGATAAAAATGTATCATCTGGGTCATTCACTGCTTTTAATATCTCGTCTACTGCTATTAATGCGCTTTGCTTCGCCCAATGTTTTTTAGCGAATCCAAGATTAATTCCTTCGTATAAATTGGTAAACTTTTCTACTAATTGTTTTGCTTTTTCTTTTGGTGTCATATCTTTTCTAGTTCTTTTGTTATTTCATAATAATGCTCATAACTCATTTTATTTACTAATGCAAATATGTGAAGCACTTTTAATGCATATGACTTTGCTTCCCAACGTTGGTTGCCACCATACGATATTGTATATGAGTCATATAATTCTTGAGCGATTTCTTTTGGTGTCATGTGTTAAGTTTTAAAAATAGGGAGGCAAGTAGAAACAAGCCTCCGTTGTTCTTTTAATATAAACCCTGTATGTCTATGCGTTTTCTCCTTTCTCTGTTCTTAATGGCGAGCCTGATATACCATGCTTCCAAAAGGAATTAAGAATTGTTATCTCAATAGTTTCTAAAGCCATCTCAATCATCTCCTCCTTTTGTTCAGGATAAATAATTGCGGCCTCTAATAGTTTTCGCACACTTTGTCTAGCATCAGCTATGATTGTGGCTTGTACTTCTTGTATCATGTTGTGTGTTTTAGGTTTGTAAAGTTATATACAAATGTGGATTACACAAATTATTTAGTAACTTTTTTTTCAAATTCTTGCAATGTTTCTTTAGTTATCTCATTATCAAGTTCTTTTAGCTTGTCAAACATTTCTAAAGCATGTGGACCTTCATTTGTTACGCATAAGTTATCCCAATAAAATTTATTAAACTTTTCAATCTTGTATAATATTGTATTGGTAACATGGTTTGTTTCTTTTACTAATCTAATTTTCATTGAATATTTCTTTAGGGAATAATTTAATTGGTTTAACTGGATTGCTCTTCTTTACTACCTCCATGATTTGTTTAAGTGCATCATTATCATATAATAATGAATGATTAATTTCAGTAATAACTAGGCGTTTTTCTACATCATTTAATAGCTGATACTTTGTCATTTGTCTTGATTTGTATTTATGAATTTAATTATTGGCTTACGGTTGTAGGCCCTTTTAATATGCTTATGAACGTTACAGGTTTGGCATTGGTAATGCTCGTGTCCATATTTGCTATCCTTTGATACATAATTACTTATTGTCGTCCACTGATGCTGATGAGTCAGCTTGAGTATCAGCGATTGAATTATTGTTTTCATTTGCTTCTTCTTGGTTAGATAATAAGGTGTCAAAGGTTCCAATCATAAAGATTGTGATGGGCATTTGGCTCTTTTGTTCAGCCGTAAATTCAGTGTTGTAATCCTTTTTTAATTGGTCGTAGTTACTTGCTACAAAGGTCGCCAAGGCGTGTAAAATTTTGTTTTTCATTTTCTGTTGTGTTTTCCGACTATGTAGCCGATTGAATAAAATATAATTGCCAAAAGTACGTTCTGTCTCATGTTAAATTGTTTTATAATACCACTTCTTCCTTCCAGTTGCCTATGTTGTCGCCTGATATGACTCTCATAAAGCAATGGTAGGCGTCCATGTATGAATTGAAGTGTATAGGCTCCTTCTTATCTTTTAGTGGGAGCCATTCGTACCAATTGTTATTTAGCATCAATAATCTTTTGAATACACTGATGATAGTAACACATTGCTTTTCGATTGTGTAATAGTTCATGTCATCAGTTATGTAGGCGCCTTGCCAACAGTGCTTAACTATTCTGTGTTTCATGTTATTTGTTTTTTGGCTTGTGAATAATATTTCCGTTATCATCAAGATAAGGTGCATTGATAAACTCTACCACAATCCATGTGAATAAAGCTATACAGATTAAAACTAATATTACCATAAATTTATTTATTTTCAGCCTCGTTTTTATAATAGAAGGCTGTGTTAATAATCATGTCTACTAACTCGTTGTCATCGAGGTAGACAAGTTCTGATGAGTCAAACTCATCACCTAATAATACCTCTAGCATATCTACTAGGTATTTTCTTCTTGTTTCTGACATAGGCTAATTGGTTTACCTATACACCATAAGGTTTTTTGTTGTTAATCTTTAAATATAATGTCGTGCTGTGTTTTAAGATGCTTGTCATCATAAATTGTAAATCCTCCTTTTGAAAAGAATTCAATCATTTCATTAAGTAAATGATTATCACCAATAAGATATTCTATTTCAAATTTAGTGAGGTCTCGTATCATTACTTCTCTTGTTAATTCTTCCATAATTATTTATTGATATTGTATTTTAACTACTCTGTGTCCGTAGAATGAATATAGGCTGCCATTTTTTTGCGACTTAAATTCAATAAAGTTTGGCTCAACGTCTATTAGTCTAGTTACATGAAGTATATCACCAAGAGCCAAATCTATTTCCTCCAAGTCCTCAATGTCTACGATTGTTACTGTATTTCCTACAAACAATTCGTTGCCATGCTTGTCATCAAACTTTTGTACGATAGGAGCCTGCACCTCGTCTAACTCATTTATCTCTTGGATAAGTCTAGATACTGCCTTAATATACCCATCAGCTGAGTCTATACTTATTGTCACATCATGTCCCGCATTAGTGTATGAGCATCTTAGTGCCTCAGGTGGCGTGCCATCCCACGTGTTTGAAAAGCCTAGGTGACTAAACCTATGACCTTCATTATAATCTACGAAGTCGTCATTGTAGTCCACGCCCATACGCTTGGCAAGTATAATGAAGTTCCTTACTTTTTTCTTGTTGCTATTCTCGATAGCAAAGAATGTTGATTTTTTCATTTTGATTTGTTTTTTTAATTATTATTGTATTGTGTTATCCCATATTTCATCATAATCATCACTACGCAATTCTTGCGTTGGTTTCCCGTTATTATCTCCCAGTGACATAATTTCCGTAGCATTATCAAGTTGTCCCCATGGCTCGCTATGATGCTTGCCATCTTTTACAAACTTAATTGCTAACTTTTTTGCTTCGTCTGCCGATTTGGCTTCGATTTCAAACTCTGTACGATACCAATCTGTGACCTTTGTGTCAAGGTAAAAGTAGAATGTTTCCATGGTTTTTTATTTATTTATTGGTTAAAAATTTGTGAATGATGAT